TTCCAAGTGATGAAGATTTTGAATTACTCTATGGTAATTTGAAGTCCCAAGAAACCATTAAATTTTGGTCTTCTAGTTTCTTGAGAGGAACTACATTTGATAATTGTATCATTATTGTAGATGAGTTCCAGAACATGAACGGTCATGAACACGATTCTATTATTACCAGAGTTGGAGAAAACTGTAAAATCATGTTTAGTGGTGATGCATCACAAAGTGATTTGATTCGTCAGAATGAAAGAAATGGAATTCATGATTTCATGAGAGTTTTAAATGTTATGCCATCTGTTGGGACAGTAGAATTTTCTGTTGAGGATGTGGTCAGATCTGGTCTAGTTAAAGAATATCTCATTGCAAAGCATTCATTGGGACTTTGACAGGAAGCAATTGATCTGGTATAATGGATGAAAGTTTAACATAAAAAATGAGTAATCCTTTAATTGATAGGTGCAACTTTATTAATCAAAAACAATTTAATCACATTGAAATAAATTTACCAGATCTAGAACGAGAAACAATTGATGGAATTCGATACTACAAAATTCCTGGAGAGAATGGTTTAAAGAAATTTGTCTCAGTCACATCTGTAACTTCTCACTATAATAAAGAAAAGTTTGCAAGTTGGAGGAAGAGGGTAGGCGAAGAAAAGGCAAATAAAATCACAAAGGCAGCCACAACTCGTGGAACTGAAATGCACACTTTGGTTGAAAACTATCTTCTAAATCACACTCTACCAAAAGCAAATCCTCTTCCAAAATTTTTATTTGATGTTGCAAAATCTGAATTAGATAAAATAGATAATATTATTGCAATTGAGCGTTCCTTATACAGTAATTATTTTGGAATTGCTGGAACTGTAGATACAATTGCAGACTATGATGGCAAATTAAGTATCATCGATTACAAATCTTCTGAGAAACCAAAACCAAGAGAATGGATTGAAAACTACTTTGTTCAGGCTGCAGCATATTGCTTTATGCTAAAAGAGCTGACTGGCAAAGAAGTCGAACAACTTGTAATCATCATGGCATGTGAGAATGGAGAAGTTGAAACTTATATTGAAACTGACATTCAAAAATATATTAAACTCCTTGTAAAATATGTAAAAAAATTCACTTACGATAAATTAAAAGAATATGAATCAATCTAAAGAGTTTAAAAAAGAGCTACAAAAAAAGTTTTTATGTCAGGATAAGTTTGCTCAAGAAATTGAAAGTATCGTTCAAAATAATCCAGAATTTAATTACATAAGTGCAATAGTAGAATACTGTGAGAAAAATAATATTGATTTGGATTCCGTTCCAAAACTAATTTCAAAACCTCTCAAGGAAAAATTAAAATGGGATGCAACACAACTGAATTTTCTCAAAAAAAGTTCAAGAGCTAAATTGCCTTTATAAAGGATAAAATTTTTTCAATTGATAATTATTACCATAAACATGAAAGTGACCCCACATGATACTTACAAAACATATCTTGCTATGAAGCAACATTTTACCAATGATACTTATGATTTCATAAGATATAATGGTAAAATAAAAGCATCAATTCAGTCTTTCCATAAGAGAAAAGATAGATTATTCTTTGAAAGATTATCGAGGCAGAAAAAGGACGAAGATATTATAAATTTCTTTGTAGCCAATTTTGTTGCTAGTTCCGATCCATCTTCTCTTTGGGTAGGAGAGATCATTCAAAATGGGGATGAAATATATTTGGAATGGAAAAAGAAATTTGAATCTCTCACCTATCTTTTTGAGCAAGATTTAATTAATGTATTTCAAGGTAAAAATTTTCTAGATTTCTTAAAAGTAGAAAATAAAAAACATCCAAAGATACTAAAAGAATATCTTTCTGGAAATCTGATGATTGAAACTATGGTGATTTTAGATAAGATGATCAATTACAAAAACAAATTTGATCAAAAATTACTTGATCCAATTTGGGAGTTGACATCTAAAAAAATTAAAAAGTATTCTCCATTTCTTGAAGTAGATATTAATAAATACAAAAATATAGTCAGAAAAGTATTACTGTGAGTTTTTTCAAATCAGACATAGTTAAAAAAGAAATACAAGAAATATCATATCTACAAGAAAGAATATCTTCAAGTATTTTTTCTATCTTAGATATGAGTAAAGAAGAAAAGTTAGAACATATAAAAATACTAGAAGATCTGTTGAATAAACAAAAAATTTTATATACAAGACTAAGCCTATCTGATGATCCTGAGGCTATGGAAATGAAAGAAAAAATGAACGAGTCTGCACAATTTATGGGATTGTCGAGTGATAGTTCAAATATTTCTGCAATATTTAATAACATGACAGAATTGATTGCGAGACTGAAGAGCCAGTTGCAAGACGACTGAGTTTGTGCTATAATGTCTACAAGGCTTTGGAACCTTTAAGCCGCCATGTATCCATCGTATCTAGCGTAAAATGAATTTTAAAGATCTTAAGAAACAGTCTTCACTCGGTAGTCTCACCGAGAAGCTTCTTAAAGAAGCTGAAAAAATGGGATCAAATGCAGCGGGAGATAATCCAAATCTTTTCAAACTGGAAACAGACAAGGCAGGAAATGGTCGTGCAGTAATTCGATTCCTTCCATCTCCACCAAATGAAGATCTTCCATTTATTAAACTATACAACCATGGTTTTAAGGTAGATGGTCGTTGGTTTATTGAAAATTGCCCAACAACTCTCGGAGAAGAATGTTGCGTTTGTAGGTCAAACAGTCAGCTATGGAACTCTGGACTAGATTCAGATAAAGAAGTTGCTCGTGTAAGAAAGCGTAAACTCAGCTATTATGCAAATGTATACATTGTAAGTAATCCAGCAAATACTTCAATTGAAGGTGAAGTTAAAATCTTTAGGTTTGGTGCCAAAGTATTTGATAAGATCAAATCAGCAATGAAGCCAGAGTTTGAAGATGATCCAGCAATCGATCCATTTGATTTCTGGGCTGGAGCCAACTTTAGACTTCGTGTAAAGCAAGTTGCAGGTTATCCAAACTATGATGACAGTGCATTCGAATCTCCATCTGCCCTCATGAATGGCGATGATGATAGACTAGAAAAACTCTGGAAATCTCAATTCTCTTTACAAGAACTCATCTCCAAAGATAAGTTTAAATCACCTGAAGAGCTACAGAAGCGTCTTGATTATGTTCTTGGTTCTAAATCAGTTGCTTCAAAAATTATGGAGCAAGAGGATGAACTAGAGTCAACCTTCAAAGAAGATGACATCATGAAAGAACTGGAGCAATCATACTCTAAGTCAAAATCTACTTCTGTAGAATCGAATAAAGATGTAGATGAAGATGAAGATGATGCTCTTGCTTACTTTAGCAAACTAGCAGAATGATTCAAAGGAGCCGAAAGGCTCCTTTTTTATTGCATAAGTCTTATATTTTCTCCTTTCTTCAATCTTTCATTGATGTATTGTTGTCCACCTTCTTTATATGGATAATTTACATCAACATCATTTAGGATTACATTTAGATAATTTGGTTTCAATACGAATATATTTCTTTTGTCATCTTCTATCTTTATTTCATATTCATAATTTGTGATTGGAACCAAGAATTGTGAAGATTCAATATTAATAATTTCTTTCTTTCTATCATCATAGTATTGATAATAGTATATGTTACCAGGTGTAAGTTTTATATTTGGGACAAAACTAAATTTCTCTTTTCCATTTCTAATTAAATTTGATGTTACATTGGGAATTTCACATTCAAAATATTCTATATTAGTTGAATTTTCAACATTAAAAATACTTTTTACGGTAAATTTACCATTAAAATTATTATCAGTAAACTCTTTTAGTTGTATTACATCTCCTACACTGAGATTGTTAATCGATTCTCTTGGATATATTGAGAAAATTTTGGTTGTTAAATCAAAAAATGAAAGTCCAATGTCACTTTGAAATCCAGTAACAAAGTTTCCGTTATCGGTCCAAGTATCATTAAGAATCAATCCTTCTTTAAGTAGTAAATCGCCAGAAGAATTTCTCAGTTCTGTTGTTTCATAATGATGAATTCCATTATAAAGATTATCATAAGATCCATATTTTTCTAGTAATATTCTATCAAATGACTCTTGTGCTAATGGCCATTCTGCTTGAATGTTCAGTATGTTATTTGATAATAGGATAACCCAATCTAGAGTAGAGTCACCATAAATTTTGTAAGCTACATTGTCTGGTCTCTCATCTCCTATTATCTTATACTTAGTAAAAAATTGTAAATCCCCAAATATATCTTCACGGAGTTTTCCTCTTTTAAAGAGATTTTTTACTGTGATGTAATCAGATATTTTTGCATCTGGCAAACGACTTATGTAATTAAAGTCTGGTATACCTCTAAAATATGATGCCATTTTTAGTATCCTATTTGATCGAATGGAATTTTATCTTTACCAGGTGTACCAACTTCAGAAACTTCAACATAATCATCGTAGTAAATTGGATCCAGTTCTGTGAATGACATAGTTAAATCATAAGAAGTCATTGTTCCTTGTTTATCTGTATATGTCATATAAGATCCAGATGGAGTATAATTTACGCTGAAATTTCTAAGTGCACATGTTTTTATTCTATTTAACGAAGGATGTATATCATATGAATCTTTTTTTTCTGGATCGTTGATTAGATCTTTCCCTCTAATGTATTCTATCTCAAAAACACATGGTGCTTCTAAAAATAAGTTTCCAGCAGTTCTTTGTACTGCCATGAGTTCTTTAAATGCTCTAATTATTTTTCTTACCTTTGTGCCTTCATCTTGAGTTCTTGGACTCAACTTAAAGTTAAAATTAAAATTTCTAAGATCTGGTGAATTAAATAACAAAGTTAAGTTTGGATTGGTCACTGCTCCAGTTAATCTAGATAATAAATCATTATTCGATCCAATTGCTTTTTGTGCAAGGGAAGCTTTTATGCCTTCTACTATTTCTGGTTTTATGCTCCCATTTGATTTGACCGTAGTTTCAAATTTATTAATTATTTCATCTATAGATGCATTTCCACTCATAGCTTCCAAAGAAATACCAGAACCAATCATTTGCAATATTCCAAACTTTTCTTCGCCCCAACTAACAGTATTTGTATCCATTATGGTTGGTTGGATCGGTAAAATTATTGTAACTATTGTTTCTACCTTATCAGTCCCTTGTGGCGCAGATCGCTCCAATACATAACTATTTGAACCAGTTGTCTGAGGGATGTAATTTATTCCTCTAAACTTTATGTAATCTTGTCCATTTCTTTCAATGTTTAGTGGATATATTAGAGTC